TCTTTTACAAAGAGATCAAGGTTTTTGTTTTCAGGACGTGAGGCAATCTCAAGTGCTGCAGCTACATCCTCTGGCGTTGGATTACGACCTAAGATCTTTTTGAGAGTTTCAGGTGTGAGATCTTTCTGATCGTGGAACACATATTCCAAGTCAGGATTAGAAGGCAACGACCCCGAAGAGCCGATGCCTAGTTCTCTCGCTCGTCTGCCAGAGTTGTAGTAACTCATCACATGTCTTGGATAAGAGCCTTAGCTTGCAGAGCACCTTGAGGAGCCTGTGAGAGATAACGCCATGCGTTCTCAGGGGAGCTGTCCATCATTTCGCTGAAGGAGCCCCAGAAATCATTTGCCTGGTTGACCTGACGGCCGGGAGTAGGCATATCCATTTGAGGACGCTGGAAGTTCTGTGGAACTTGTCCTTGCTCTTGAGCTTGGATCTCAGCTTCGAACTGAGCACGAGCTTCTTGTTGCTGACGTACTTGTGTTTCGTCAGGGGTCTCAGTGGGATAAGGACCTTGAGGACCGAAGAACTCATTGACGTAATCAGCCAACACATCAGGGTTGGTGAGCATCAGGTTCATTGCACCGTTCTCCTCGTTGGAAGCTTCGAATGCACTGAGGACATTGTTGCCACGCTGAACCTGCTCGATCAGTGCATCTTCAACTGCACATGCGTAGGTGTTTAGGAGAGCAGGAGCTTCAGCACCAAAGTGCTCAAGAACCTCAAGACTTTCTCCGCTGATTCCGCTTAGGTACTGATCCTGAGCCTGACTTGCTCCGTGCTGCACCGCCTGCTGAACCAGGCTGCTGACGTCGGATTCCGTATAGCTCTGGGTTGAAACTTGGGGCTGCGAAATCTGCTGAACCTGTGGGGCCATTGAAGCCCAACTGGGTTGAGTAGTTGCCTGAGGCGTCGGTGTTGTCTGGTATGCCGAGGGTGAAACCTGGGCCTGGGAGGGGCTGGACGTATTCAGGCTTGCGCTGAGCGCCTGGAACGCCTGCTGCCATGGATTGCCCTGAGTTGGAGCCGAAGGCTGCGGGGCCGGGGCCGATGCCTGGTAAGCCGGTGCCTGGGGTGCCACTGGTTGCCCCATTGATGCCGGGGAGGTTTGGTACTGGTTCGTCGCGTACTGGCTCGCCGCGCTGGGCACGTAGTTGGTCGGCGCTGCTGAGTTCGTCGGGGATACTTGTTGTGCTGGCTGGCTTGTAACTTCCACTGTAACTTAACTCCTTACGTAAGAATTCTAAAGATCGATATAGGAACCCTGTCATGTCAAGGTTCGGGTCAGAAGCCAAAGGCATGTCTGGCATCTGTGGATGAGGCAATTGATAGAACTGCCCAAGTAAACTAATAAAACTGTTAATACTACTTTGTGTTTGCTGGACCATTCTGAAGGGGAATCCGCTTAACATTGCAGCCCGTTCTTCATCAGTTTTACCAGGGAATAGATATTTGAGAGCTTCAATAGAATCAACTCCCAATTCTTGAAGGTTGCGAACGACGATGCTGTTGTTGAGCAGATCTTCAGTGCTTTCTTCAAAAACTTCTCCCATCCAACGCCAACTGACTTTTAATGCCCCATCAGGGACAAGACCAGTTACACCAGGGGGTATTTCACCTGCGTCTAGTTTAGCACGCATCTCTTTATTACGTTTTTCAAGGAACTTTTGGTATTCCTTTTCATACTTATTAAATGCCCTTTCATATTCTTTCTCATCTTGAAAATCTTCGGGTAACGGCAAATCAGGTTCCGTTAAATTGATTGCTTGGCTAAACGAATCATTGAAATTACGCTCTTCTGCATAAATCATCATTGAGAACAACGAGCACAGCCCATAAGTAAATAGAGCTCTTGCTTTTTTCTCTGCTGTTGCGGCTACACGTCCATATAGTGTTTTAATTTCATATGCTGTGGCAGCCGTTCTGATTTCAATGTCATCAACGCCTCCAAGTGCAAGCCGGATTTCTGAACGATACTGTTTTACGTATAAGTTCTGATCTCCTGAAACACTATCCGGTGTCATATATCCAACACGATCAGTTGGTTCTAGGTTTGCAATTACTCGTGGAACTTTGATCTGACCATCCAAAGTACCAGCACCGAATGGTTGGCTAACACGAGTACTTGCTCTACCTGAACCACCAATTGGAGCAAACCCCGCCTGAGAGCTGATAGTAGGGCGGAAACTATTGTCATCACCACTATCAAGAATGTCATGACGTGGACGACTTGATATAAGTGTGGGGTTTCCAAAGAACTTCATGTTCTTTCGGATATTTCTTACAAGTTCATCGTGATAGAGGATCTGATGAGCCAACCAATCGAATTCTCCGTTACCTGTTGCTTCACCTGTACAGTCCATGTGATTAAACACTTCGACTGCAGGAATGAACCCAAGGCTATTAGTCAGTACCTCTGTTTGACCGGGCATCTTGAAGGGCATTGCACCCATTTGGTTTGAAAACTCAATTTTCTCGTCTGAAATCGTTTGCTCAATGCGATCTTTGTAGACTTTTAATTGAATCCATTTCTTTTTTCCATTTGACCCATTAGCTCCTGGCAAATTGTCTGCTAAGCCAATTGTCTGCTGGACATTAAATGAATAGACAAGGACTAATGACTCAAGATCACCAGCTTGGTCCCTATATGCTCGATAACTATCCTTTGGGAAGTAAAGAACTTGATAACTTTCACCAGCAGGGCGGAAATAAAATAGACCTTGACCGTCACAAAGGAAATAATCAACAATACTTTCGAATTTCATCTCCAGCATGTTCTCTTCGCAGATCTTGGCTAGGAACTCACGTCGTTTACCAAAAGAATCCTGCTCTGCATAAAATTCAATTCCTCTCCGAAGCATAAACGTACGCATTTGGGCGAGATGTGAAGACACAATCATTGTGTCTACAGATAAATCACCTCGTCGCTCTTTAGCTGCTAGTAGTATTTGCTGAAATTCACTATTGATTGAATTCATTGCCATATTTATCTCTTTTTATAGTTCAATACTAATCCATTTCCTCTCGGGCTTCCCTATAAATCTCTTCTGCATTTGAAGTAATTTCCTCAGGAGGTTCAGGAGGTGTATATTCAAAGTTAAAAGCACCACTATCACCGTACATATTCCTTCTCAGAGTATTAGAACGATTACGGGAGCGTTGGATCCCTTCTTCTAATTCATTATTTAGTCCTCTGATTCGTGATGGATTAGTCGGACTATTGTCTGTAGTTCTGTTTCGCTCAAACTGACGGCGTAGGTCTCGTTGACCTCTTATAGCTGAGTCAGTGTACATACTCATAAACCTATTAGCAGCAGCAGGGCTGTCATCTGTGTCGTAGTACCCACCCATTGTGGCTCTAGAAGTAGGTGAATCATAAAGACTACTTTCACCACGACCGCCGTTGTAATTAAAGGTACGGCTACTACCACCATAGGAACGTCGTGAGTAGTCCCTATTGTCTCGGCTATTATCAACCCTGTTATCTACTGTTTGTCTAATTGAATTATCTTGATTAACTCGGTTATTATTACCATCAATGCCTATACGATTGCGTTGCGAAATTGGCGATGAGATTGAATTATCTCCAGCTTCCGAACCACCTGATCGTGAATTACGATCATCCGTATTTGGATTAGGAGAAGGATTCGGCTCAGGATTAGGATTAGGATTAGGATCTGGCTCATCGGCAAAACCCTGGAGTGTATCTAGAGCTCTCCGTGTAGAACTCCCATGTTTAGTAGTATCTTTGATTCGATCAAAATAATCTAATACTGCTCGCGCACCGTCCCGCCGAGAAACACCCTCACCACGATTCTGGAAAACATGGTTAACGTCTAATCCACTAAACCTGGAAGTACCTCTATCAGACCCAGCACCTCTTGCAGTTAAGTCATAATCTGCAAGATAGTCATTAAAGCTTCTTAGAGCTTCTCCTGCCATTCGAGCCATCTTATTATTTATAAATTAAAGCTGTCACTATTGTAGTCCATCTGTAAACTACCTCTTCTAAGTAGTCCACCCATAGTTAATACCATTGAGTCCACAGCGTCATCATGTGGTGAATGTCCAAAGTTCAGTAGTTCTTCTTCAAGTACATCCCACTTACGCCATTTATTCCAGACAACTTTTTTATGTTCATATAAACCAAGCACGCCTCTTAGTCTTGCAAGCTTATCTCCTTTGAAACCTTTTACTGGAGAAACTGAAAGATTATAAAGTGCACGTTGCTCTAGGATTATTCTTTTGAAATCTCCTTCAAAAGAGTTTTGATAAGCAACCGCTTCAGGCCATATGATGCATGGGGACATTGTTGGAAAGAAGTCACCCTCGTCATTTTCAAGAACAATATTCCAATCAGCAAGCATTTGACAGAGTAAATCCATCTTGTCGAGATTCCCCATTGTCCGGGCACGACGTTGATCAATCATGAATAGCTTGCCATCTTTAATCCCACCTAGGGTCATGACTGTCCAGTCATTCTTTTCCTTTAGTCCAGCACTTAAGTCAATACCCACACCAAGGCAGTCGTAATCCTCTGGCACTTCACCTTTAATGATTAATTCCGGTGATATCCCAACATCCGTTGACTTAACAGCTGTATTTAAATACTGATATGCAAATGCAACTCTATCTTCTGTCTTTCGTTCATTCAGATATTTCATTGACCAGAACTCTGGCCAGTATGAACGTTGTTTACCATCTTGGTCAGTTATGACTGCTCGCTGAACAATCTGTTTCCATTTGTTCTTTGGAACGAATAACGTGGCGTGAATGTCGTCATAGTGGAAGCGGGTTCCCAAACAAATAGCCCGTGCACCTTGAAACATCGTTGGTGCGATAACGTTAGACCACGTCTGCTCCATCTCACGGCGAATGTCTGGGTTGTTGATTGAAATGGCAGATTTGATAGGGTCATCAATAAGCACCAACTGCGATCGTTTAGAGGTGATTGCACCTTTGAGACCACCACACGCAATTGTGAAAGCTTCTTCACCCGCTGTGTCAATTCCTGCAAACTCATAATCAATAGACCAGTATTCATCTGAACGTTTTATTTTTGAGAGCCTTACCATTGGGAAGATCTCTCTGTATTTATTACTTGTAAGTATCCCTTTGATTGTTGCCGATTTCGCTCGGCTTATGTCTACCATGTAGGCGATGTACAGAATACGTAGCATCTTCTTGGCAGCTGCATGTCGTCCAATCATCCAGGCTGCAAACAAACCAAGGACAGTACTTTTTGCAGAACCACGTGGTGCGAGGATCGATGTATTTGGACCTGCGATTCCAATCAGGCATTCACTATCTTCTCCAGTACATAACTCTGTATGCCACTCCAGCATATGTTTTGCAGGAGCTTTTCCCATGAACTTACAAAAGTCTTGGAAGCTGTCTCTTGCTTTTAGAACATCTTCACTTGGTGGTTTGACAGTTACCTTTGTAGCTGTCATCAGTGCTATTCGTCTGTACGCTAATGATGCGCTAGGTATTGCCATAAGTTAGCCTTTCCTAAAGTCTAACTAATAATTAGTTTCATGCTAGGCCAAAAGCTTTGGCTTGTTTATCAGCAGCTCTGCCTTTCATACGACTAATAGCTCTACTTCTTGCTTCCCTTAGTTTACTTTCTCTGAATGATATTCCCATATCTCGTAGAAAGATAGCGGCTTCTTCTGCACGCCCCTTTGAACCAGAACTACCATCTGGCATTTTTGGTAAAGCCTTTGGCAGAGTTCCTTGCAGCCGTAATCCAGAAGACTTTGCATCCTCAATTGCTGGAAGTTCAGGAAGTTCAGGAAGAGGGGGTAGATAGCTCATTAACTTAGTTCACTATAAATCTTTGCAAATACTGCATTGATAGCATTATCAATTGGCTCAGCAAGATGTGGATCATCTTTGAAGATAGAGGTCATCTCACGCATTACACGATCTGCACCAGCAAGGATCAAACCTCTTTTGTCTGTTGTACGGTTCATCCGATCAGACGTCTCAATGTGCGAACGTAACTCCTTTTCAAGCGAAGCAAGACGTGCCGCACCATCCGAACCTTTGATCTCTCCCGAGGTAATGGCCATTCGTAGGTCCTGTATATCGGAGTGGAGAGCAGCAATTTCGCTATTGAGTATTTCACGGCGATTAAGCTTTTTATATTTCATTTTGACCCAACGGGCCATATCATTGAATGTACCTGGATATTTTAAAATTCCTGCATATACCCAAATTTCAATGATTGATGGAGTGACTTCAGCAAATTCTTTGAACTCTTCTGACTCAGATGCTGGTAAAGTATCTAACCACTGATCAACATAGGTAACATAAACTTTACCGGTCTGAGTATTTTTTGTACCGACAGTCATCAGAAGCTTCTCGATAGTTGATTAGCCCGACGACGATTACGTTCTTCCCCACGAGCTGTAAGCATGTCGCTATGTTCGTTAGTCTTACGTGTCTGATCACCTGTGGCTGCTGTTCCTAATCGATCCTGTTCACCTTCAGTAATTGTTTGAAGACGATTCTCTACACCTTGTGCTCTATAGTTTCGTCTAGTCTGATCATTTGTTGCTTGTATATCTGTTATTCTCCTTCCTAACTGACGGTTTTGATATTCATCCTGTAGTTCAAACTGCCTGTCTAGATTACGCATTCCATATCCAAATTCATCAGCGCGGTTCTCCATATTATTACGGAGTTCTAAATTTGCAGCAAAACGTGCATTTCCTCTAAACAACCCGGACTGTTCCTGAGCTTGTTGACTTGAACGTTGAGCATCCATGCTCTTATCTATTTGACTTGCCATGATGCTGTCCTGTAAACCAGAACGCCTAGTTTCTTCTCTACTTGCAGGACTAAAAAAGCTGCTAAGGTTATTTCTAAAATTAGTCATACCTTGTAGAATTCGCTGAGTATCATTATTACTATTACTGCTATCACGTCGCCTACGATCACGTTGGTTACTATTTCGATTATTCCTGCCGTCTTGATCTTGCTGACTGTCATCAATACCGTCTCTATTTGTATCACGAAATGAACTTGGCATTACTTTTCTGATCACTAATATAAATATTGTATCTAACTAGAATAGATGTATATAGGAAAGTAAACGTGCCATGGCATTAACATCTAGTAATTCTAGTAACTACTTAGCAGGTGCTGCTGAAGTAAATAATATCTCCAGTAATCTCTACAATGTTGCCAGACAGACCGGTGTCAATACTAACCAATTAGTTGAGGCTGAGATTAAAACAAGGGCAAATCGATTCAAGGCTAAAACTGATGCTGAAGAAAAAGTTGGTAAGCAAGATCTGAAGATCAACTCTATTCTTAAGTCAAATGAAATTGATGCTAAAGCTAAAAAAGACGTAGAGAAGATCATGAAGCCAGCCAGAATGGCAGGAGCTTTAGCCCAAACTGTCGACTTAGGCAATATGGGATTGATAATGCATCAAGATAAGAAGCGCCTTGATATGGAAAATGCTGAAACTAAACGTATTCAAGCTGAAGAAGATTTAAAACAAGAAGAGCGTGATAGAAAAACAGCAGAGTTGTATAGGAAAATTAACGAATCACTGACTTCTGGTGATAAACCTACTTCTAGTACAGGAGGTACTCCAGAAAAGACCGAGGGTACATCTTCTACTACGTCCACTAATACGACTTCAACAACCTTGAAGCCTTTGGCTGGTTCTACTAAATTACCTAAAAGTTCTATTCGTCAATTAGCCATTGACCAAGGATTTACTCCTGAAGATGCCGGGATTGTTGTTGGCATAGCTGGTGGCGAGAGTGGGTATGATCCAACTAATAGTACTATTCGCTCTGGCCTTTATAAAAGGGAAGGTGAAGATAGTGTTGGCTTAATGCAAATTAATTGGGGATTTCACAAAGATAGTGGTTGGTTACAAAGTTTAGGTATTAACAAGCGAGAAGACTTATTTGATCCAGTCAAAAATATGAAGGCAGCAAAATATCTACATTCGGGAAGTGGTGGTTTCAGTGATTGGACTGTTTATGATAAGGGAATTTATAAGGATTACATGTAATCTTATTCGTGGCTGCTACTCTTAAAATCCTTGACCAATATTCTGTAATCCTCCCATAATCATCATTAGCATTTCACGTTGAGCTTTACGTGCATCTCTAGCTTCTTGAAGATCTAACCTACGATTATCCATACGTCTCTGTGAGGCACGTTCAGCTGCTGCATTTTCAAATTGCAGCATTTGTAGATTATTTTGATTCGCTAGAAGGGTTTGTGCATCTGTCCTTGCTTGGTCGGCTTGTGCACGATTGTGTCTTAAAACTTCGATTCTTCCACCGAATTCTTTTTCCTTTGTAGTACGTTTATCATTTTTGTAATCATTAAAATTTTTCAATTTTTGTTGATAGGTGGAAGCTGGATCAGGAATAAAGCCCTCTTTCGCCATATCCAAATTAAGGCTTTGATTTATCTTTAAATCCTGTGCGTGTTCTTCAATTAACTTGTCTAAGTCAATTCTGCTTTTGTCTTTTGTAAGTTCTGCTTCCTCGTCGCTTATTAGATTATACTTTCTTAGTTCTTTGAGTCTGTTTCCATACTTATCTTTCAGATCTTGTACGTATGCACTTTCTGTTGCTTTGTCAAGAGTTTCACCTTGCCATGTAAATAGATCTCCTACATGATCTCCAATTTCTTTCTGCCTACCACCTAATCGGGGATCATACGTCTTCATTTCACGTTGTGCGTGTTGAGCCGTTGAACCACCAAAAAGAACATCTGTAAACGACATTAAACTAACCCTCGCTGTTGTAGTAACTTAAGCGCTTCTTCTATATTACTAGTTTCAAACATCATCCCATTCCACCTAGTATTGCACCAGGCAATCCACCAACTGATCCTGCTAATGCTCCACCAACATTAAACCGTTG